CCTGGACCCTGTTGGACTGTTGAACAATGGCGAGGTTGAACGCCCAAGACTTCCAAATTCCGCTTCGAGCAAGCGCCCGAGACCGCGTATGCTGTTCGAGTCGACGACGTTGGTATTGATGGTGACATTCATCCCACCACCGCCACCCATGCGCCGCGCCATTCCTTGGGTGGTCGTGCCGCTGTTGGGTACCACGGCTTCGCCAGCCTGGAGGAGAAAGGCGCCTGTGCGGTCAATGTGAGCGGTTCCCGTGTGCTTCTTCTTTGTAAACAAATTTCTTATGAAAAGTCCTGCTGCCTGTAACGGGTCGCCATCGCTTGCCATCACCGCTCCGCCGACGTTCCCGAACCTTTCCCTCAGTCGTTTACGCTCTTCTTCTCGTTTTTGCCTTTCTTCCCGTTTTGGGAAAAGTGCCTCTGCTATGGATTGCACAAACTGTTTTAACGCTTCAAATAGGATTTTTGGAAGCGTTTCAATCAATACAAAAGGCAATTCCACTATTAGTTGTGGAACTACTTCAAAGACCGCCTTGATGACGCCGCCGATAGAGGCCTTCAACGAATCAACAATTTCATCGGTTCCCATCTTCCCTATCGCCGCCAGACCGTTAACGAGACCACCCGCCGGCCCAAGCATACTCGTCAACGCAGAGAATGGATCCGACAGCACCCCCGTCAATCCCTCGGCCACCTTAAACGGCATTTCCTTCTGGGCTTTGAGTAGTTGTCTTTCCAGTTCCAAAAGGGAACCTTGAGCAACTAACAACCCATTTAGCGCTGCCGCCGCTTCTTCTGCTGCTTGGCTGTCTGCTGGTTTGCCGTCAAGCTGCTGCTGTGTTGCTGCGCCTGGAGCTACTCCGGGCCCGCGCTCTCTTCTTTTGTCAAGCTTCGACACCCTCAATTGTATTTTGCTAACCATGTCCTCAGCTTGTGTCGCAAAGCCACCCATGGCGATCAGTTCTTCTTTCGTGTCCGCCAACGTTAACAGCCTGCTTTCAAGTGCTTGCTGTTCCTCTTTGGATGGGCCAAGGCCAACAGCCCCAAGCACGTCACCGATCGACATTACCATCCCGGTCCACTTACCAGCGATGTCCACGATCGCCGCACCGACAGCCAAGAAGGCATCCAGCAGGAACCCCGCAAGCTTGACCGAACCAAGCAAGCCCCGCACAACACCGTCTGAAATTACGCGAGACATGACGCGCAAGCCGTCCGCGTTCTGATCTATGAATTCCAACATTGCGCGAAGCGTTTCTTTGGCGGTATCGAATAACCCCGCGTCCCCGATGTCCTTCTTGAATTTGAAAAATGAATCCTGGAGATTCGACAGCATACCGTCGAAAGTTAGAGCCAGCTTATCTGTACCTCCCGCAAAGATGCCCTTTGAATCGGTAAGGGTTTCCACCATAGCCTGTTGAAATTCTTGTACCGACATCTTCAGCGGGTCGATACCCTTCGCAAGCTTAACTTGCGCTCGCAGTGTTCGACCTCCCATTGTCTCGACTGCACCAGCTCCGAATTGGAACGCTCGACCAACCTCTGTCGCCGCAGATGCGAGATCCACCTTCATCGCCCCGGCAAAATCCATCACGAGCGGCAGCATCTCTTCAGAGTTTACACCCAGCGATCGAAGCCTAACTTCAGCCTCCATCAGTCCCGGCAATTCGAACGGGGTAGTCGATCCAATTTTAAATAGCTCGTCCAGTCTCTCCTTTGCGCCCGCTGCATCTTGCATAACTGTCGTTAATCGTGTCTCGAAAGCTTCCATTTGCGCGCCGGCTTCGATGCCACCGATCGCCAACGCCCGCAAAGGTTTAACCATTGCGCCGATTACACCCCTCGCAGCTTTGGCCGCAATGCCCATCAGGTGCAGCTTGCTGGACAGCTCAGTGTATTTAGTCGTTGCTGTGTTGGCTTGCTTTGCGGACTGGTCTGCAGCCTTGCCGACCTTCTTCAATGGGGCGGATGCGCCGTCTCGCATCTCAATCAGAAATTTGATGGTATTGCCCGCCATAGTCTACCCCTTCAGAACCACGACCGGCACCACTGGAATGCCGCCGTTATTGCTCATCCGTTCCATCATTTGCGCCGCCGTGGCGTCACGTTGTCGGTATACCTCAAGGGCCAGGCCCAACTCATAAGGAGACAACTCAAGCAATTCATGGGGTAGCCTTCCGAACATCTTGCCCAGTTCCCCGAGCACCAGAAGTGTCTCCACGTCGAAAGGATGCGAGCCGTTCGGCTGCTTCCTCCCCATCGGTGGAGAGTGACATGATACGGGCAAACAGCACATCGACGACGCCAGCCGGCAAACCACCGACCCACAGAAGCCCTTTGTCGGGATCTTCTTTCTTCTGGTCCATCACCAGCTTTAAATCGTCCCATTGCTCACCATCACCCACCGCAATGGTACCCGCGCAGACCGTGGCCTCCTGTAGTGTCGCCATCTCTCCCGCCTGCTTTGGGCTGATCCGATTCATTACCTCTTCGGCGCTCTGTTCTTTGTTGTCGTCTGGACTGGCAACTGCCAAGAATGCCACCCCGGCTTTCGCCAAATCGGCAGAGCAAATACGGCGGACCCGAAAAAACAGACCCGCCGCTTCTACCTCGTCGATCGAAGCGTTTTTGATTGCATGCAGAATGCTCATATTTCACCTTCCTATTTTGAGCGTTTTCTTAGTTGGCTGTGGCGCTGCTGTTGTCGTTCTTGACCGTCAGCTTGAGGCCTTCATTCGTGCCATCAGATTGCGCAATGAACGTCAGCGACTGGCGGACCACGTTTGCATCCGAAATCGGATCGGACGCCGCAGACAAATAAGCATTGTGCAATTCAATGTTAAATTCGCGAAACCCGTTAACGAAGGACAGCGTTGCGTTGCTTTCCACGTCGCTGATGAAGTCGGCGTACAATTGATCTTCCACTTCTACAGTCACCGACATCTCGATAGACTGGAAGTCCGACCGCAAAGGCTTTGCAGTCACCGACGATCCGAGATGCTGACGAACCGCAAGTGCATTGTTGACCGTCAAAGACATATCGATCAGGTCATACGTTGCGGAGTTCCACGATAGCTGGCCCGCGTGGCTGTGCAGAATGGGCGCATCGGTGGTGCTAAAGCTTGGAGTTCCCGCCGAGCCGCGTGGTGTAGCCGCTCCGGTCTCCCCGATGACGTCAAATTCGCAAGTCATCACACCACCCGCCGACACTGCAAACGTTCCCGAGTTCAATCGGCAACCTTCCAAGACTTCACTGGTTCCGGTTCCTCTGACGTTTTCAATGGTCAACCCGGTGGGAACATCATCGGCGATCGTGTACGTGTGTGTGTATGGCGCCGATCCGCCTGTCGTAGCAGACGCCCCCATCAGGTTGTGAAGTAGAAGCCCAATAGACTCATAAGACGCTTCGACACTGAAGCTGCCGCCCGCGTTATCGGATTGGACGTAGTGTGATCGCCGCATAGCGCCCGCGCTGCCGACTCGTAGTGTGGGCCGTGGTACCTTCTCAATTGTCCGCGTCAAGCTTGACGAGATCAACGGTCTCCAGTTTGTTCTGGATACTGCTGTGCCATATGTGGACTCGACTCCGAAGCCGATGGCGGAATTTCTGCCGTGATAAATTGATGCCATGATAATGCTCCGTGGGGGTTATTGTGGTTCTGTCACGTCACCGACCCGGATGGTGCATCTGAAATCCAAGACGCGCCCCGTGGTGGTAACGACTGTTAGAATTGCGACGTAGTTGGACCCGCTTGCGCCACCCTTGATAGTGGTGCGGATTGCGTTGCCAATCTTCCGAATTGATGTGTTGTCCGACATCGACGCCTGCGCCTGTCCGCCTGCCTGGACTTGATAGCGGACGTTGTCGACGCCTTCCAAGCTTTTGCGGTTGTTGTACGGCACCCGACGACGCGCAAGCACCCGCGACAAATCCCACCAGATGTAAACATCCTCAGTCGATGCCTTGGCGATCTGTGTACGTGGGTTCGTCGCCCCTATCTCTTCTGGTCGACATGCGATAACTGGAGCGGACCCAGAACCAGGAAGGCCCGTTTCAATGTATCCGGTCTTTGCTGATGACACTTGAAACGCTGTCTGTGCGCTCGCTGCGTTTGCTTTGCCCCAATACACATAGAACGCCAGACCGGCCGCCGTGCTGGATGCGACTGCGTTGTCAATGTGAATCGTGCCCGTGTTGGCTGCATAATCCCACGATGCGAGCTTGAACGTCGCAAGGTTAAACCCATCGGGCAACGTTACATACACGTCGTTCCCGCTCGAATCGACCACATCCCAGAACTCAGGGAAATCGATGGGGATCACTACTTCGACATCACACGGATTCGATCCGCCGTGGTTATCTACCAGTATGGACGCCCGGTGGCTGAAGTCTTTGTCATACCATGAAGCCACTAAGCACCCCCGGTTTCGGTGTAATCAATAGAACAGATCAGCACCGCAAGACCGAGACCCGGCCGATCCAACTCATGCCCATCGAAAGCAGACGCGGAGATCTCCAGGTCTCGAACGTTGCCGCCCAAACTCCGATCCGATTCAAGCGCCCGCATGATGTCGTCTTGAAGATCCAAGGCATCGAGAAGAGCGGTGCCCGGTGCGCTGGATGTTGCCGCCGTCCATGCTTCAATTTGTACGCTCATGTTTCGATCGTACCGTGTGAGCACAGTGCGCCCCGCTGCTTGCGTTGTGGTGATCCCGTTGGGGTAGATGTAGCAACCTGGCAACCGATGAGGTGCGAACGTTTCCCCAATGACCACCTGGTCAGACCCAGACAGATCCGCCGTGTACGACCCCGACCCGTTGACCGTGGCGATCTGTGTCTTGATCTGGTTGAGTATGGTCCTTTCAAGTGCCAAGATTCACGCTCCGCATAGCGTTCCGCAAGTTCACCGATATAATTCGCGGGAGTCTCTTCTCTGCTACCTTGCGCGACGGTTCCAAGAATGGCCGTTTTTTGATCTTCACCGACTTCACCAGCAGGTACCACGGAACCATCGAAAACTTGTGCACCAGCATCCCACGGTCACCGGATAGCGGCACAAAGTCAAAAACGTCGTGCGCTTCTCCGCCTTGCATAATCGCCGACATAAACCGATCCCGGCCGGTCTTCGTTGTTGCCGGTCCATTCGGGAATGGAATCCGCAGGAATTTACCCTTCTTGGGTGTGATGACGTTGCGACCGTCACGGGTTTGTCCGGTCTCATGCATTGCCGCGTATGGTACGCGCTTGGATCCGGCTTGGATACCCGCCCGCACACCGCCGCGTATTTCTCGAACGGATGGCTTGATCGACTGTCGGAGCTTGCCGCTTCTCACGTTTAACGGGTTCCCCGCTGTCGTTCGTAGCTTGGCACCTCGCTCCATGATTAAGGCCAGATCGTGCGCCGTGTGCAGTAGAGCGTCACCCATGGCGCCGGTTCTCACGGCCTCTTTCAGCCGATCCCGGAACTCTTCGATCGTCATGGTTGCCATTCAACCCACCCAAATTGCGCCGGCTTGGCGGTACGGGTTCAACGCTTGGCGCACTTCCGGCAACAGTTCCAAGCCCATCACAGTGATGGACCCGCCGCCCTGGCTTACACTCTTGCGGCCTACGTGGTCCCGGCCTTGGAACCAGTGGGCAACCTGTAAACCGGCCGCGTGTTTGATGTCTTCGGGGATTGTAGAGAATCCAATGACCGCCGCTACCTTGATCGCTCGGCGGGTTGTGCTCCAATACCCGTGGCTGCTTGTGTCGGTTAGTCGAATCAATGACTCATCACTGTATAATTCGTAATCAGTCGCAGCTACCAGATCCGCCGATGAATACAGCCGATCGTCGCTGTCGTGTATTGATGTGATGGATAGCACCGGAGCATACGGTAACCGAAGCTCCTGACCACCGGGACCATCCATGTAAAGGGTAATCGTTTGATCTTCGAGCGATGCAGCCGCGCCCGCGCTGGCTGGAGGAAGGCCGAGATATGAGGCAAAAACGGCATCGGCACGGCTCACAAGGGTCGACAGTGTGCTGTCCTCCCCGGAGCCAGTGATCCCGCGCACATACAACCGTGCTTCTGATGCCGTCATAATCGCCACAGATTAGCCCTCTACCGCTTTTTTCTTGGCTTTGGTGGTCTTACCCTTCTTGAGCCAATCGGGGGCTTCTACGCCCTCTGGAAGCTCCAGGTCGCGAGACTCACCCGCTGTCCAGTGTACGCCGTTTGGGAACTCGCCCCGCTTGCTTGCTGTGTACTTCATTTGTCCGCCTTCTTGACCTTAGAAGCCCCGCCCCGTTTCGTCGGTGACTGAACGGCGCGGGTTTTCTTTGGTGCGGCAACTGCCGACCCTACGGGCTCGAAGTATTCAGAGAAATCCTCCATGAGCCGATCTGCATCGGCTTGGCTTACTTCTTTTTCATCGCCAGCATTCCACGATCCAGATGGACCATTGTATGTGGCTGTATGGCTGAAACCTTTGAATTTTAGGGTCGGCATTGCTTATCTCCTTATGACTTGGCGACGTTGTAGCCGTAAGCTACCGACTTAGCGCCGTTCGACATATCGATCAGGGTACAACGTCGAGTTCCGACGATCTCGATCTGACCCTTAGTGATCTCGCGATCGATGTCGATAGTTTGAGGTTTATATGAGCCCATTACCCAGCTTGGACGGTGAACAATTACATATCCAGTCTTGGTTGTGGTCGTTCCATCGTACACACCAGAAGCAGACAGATCGTCTGTCATTGCGCCTGAAACGATGATGTCCATTCCACCGAGCTTACCGATCGAACCGTTCAGGATTCCGGCAGCGGGTCCGAACTTGTCGAGCGTGGCTGTCTGGTCAAGCTGCAGCAGGTACTTCGTCATAACGATCGGGCTAACAATCATCAACAAATCACCGGCCGCTTGATAACCACTGTCCAAACTTGAACGAGTCGTGAGAATGTCAGCGTACGTCATCGCTGAAGCATTGCGGCCCGTGCTTGCATCATACGCAGCCGCACGAAGACCGATAAACGCCCGGCGATGGTCTGCAGCGGTAGAAGCGACAGACGAAGTATCCCAACGTCCACCCTCAGACCACAGACGTGGAGAGGCTGTTGTGTGAAGGTCAGCGTGCGCATCGGTAGTGTCACCGTTCATAATGCACGATTCGACGCCAGCTTGGAGGGCTGTGGTGAGGCTATCGCGGAAGTAGTCCAACGCTGGGACAACACTGTCGGCTACGGTGTCCTCATCTGCTGTGATGCGGGCTCCAAAGCTTTTAGCGGTTGCGCTAATCTGACTTGTGGTGTCATCCATCGCTGTGATCGCTGTCCAAGTTGCCGCGTTCTTCAGAAACGGTGCAACGGCTCCGGTAGAGAATGGAAAGCGTACTTCTTTCCCTGGCATGTTAAACGATGGAAAAGCAGCCTCGAGCGCTGTCGGCACGTACAACTTTTTGCGCAGTTCAGGCAAAAGCAGATCCGGGACGAAGTCCTCACCAACACCCGAAGCATCGGAGAAGGCCCGTTGAATGACTGCTGGAGCCTTGCTGATGTGCTCATGCAGTTTGGCTTCCAGAACATCAGATCCGCGTCCGTCACGGGTGAGCATCTTGGTAAAGTTCCGATCGTCAACCAGTCGCTTGAACTCAGCGTGCCATTCACCGCGATCGGTGTCGTCGTTGATCAGTCCAGCCACATCCAGAGAGCCGTCGGACTTGACGTGATACCGAAGAGTTGCCTCTTTTTCGCTCACGGTCTCGACCTTGGGCGCTGCCATCTCGGCGATCTTCTGTTGGGCGTCCTTCAGGTCCGCTGCCATCTTTTCGATCACGTTGTCGTTAAGTTCGCGGTTCGCTTCTGCGAGTCGCTTCTGTTCTGCTTTAATGTCCGACAAAACGCGGAGCGCGTCGTCTTTCGTTTGAATTTCCACGAGATGTCTCCAATGTGGGTGCGGGCTTATTTGCCCTGGGTAAAAAGTGCCCCGAAGTCGTCAGACGCCGGAACGGGTTGTGAATCATTCAAGAACAGTTCCAAGCCGTCTTGGATCTCTTCTTCTTTGGAATCTGCGAACAGTGACAGCAACTCATCACGGACCACGGATCGAAGCTTGCGATCGTCGTCGTCGTCATCATCGCCACCATAGCCTTCCATTTCTGGCTCTTCGGGTGGCATGTCGTGTTCTGCTTTCGCATAGGTGATGGTGTAGGTGTCGTCAGTCTCTTCGACCGCAATAATGTGCTTCGCTTTCGGCGCCATGCTTGCCGGTGGCAGGGGCATCTTCACCGCTTCCGGTTCCAGTCCCCAACGCTTCGCACGTACAGCCAACGCTTGCGGGTTTGCTGGAATGGCCACCGCTGACACTTCGAGAAGGCTGTTCTCCGTCATGTAAGAGCCCGCGCTCTTTTCGCTGTACGCTGGGTGGTCCTTCGGCAGTTGTGACCGGGGAGTCACTTTCCCCGGAGCGAATCCAACCGAAAACGCCGACATGAACCCCTCACGGTACTGGTTCGCCAGTCGTTGGCCAAGGGGGTTCGATTCGTGCTCGTCAAACTGGACGCGCATCATCAACGTGTCACCGACCAAATCGATCTCTACAGCCTTGCCGACCACCGGCCCCTCATAATCGTGCGCGTGCATAATCACCGGAGACCGCCGGAAGTCGTCAAGCTTCCATGAGGGTGCCACCACGTCGTCCATGCGGTCCGGATCGGGTGTACTGGCCACCGCTGTGATGGTTCCGTCGTCGCTGGCTTCAGCCTTGCATATCATTGTTTTGAACACGTGTTTCATTTCACCACTCTCCCGATCGTTGTGCATCGGCAATTAATGTCAAGCGAACCGACACCGAAAAGCCCCGGCGCGTCCGCTGTTGCGCCGTTCTTTGTGAATTGTGCAGCGCTTGGGATTGTTGTGCCGTCAAGTTCTTTGTGTGAATCTCTCACGGCTTCATCACGCGCAGACAGCCACATTTTTTCTATCTGCAAACCAGCCTCTTCAGCCTTTTCGTATGCTTGATTGGCTGCATGATTTGCCACGCGCGTTGTCTCGGTCTGTGCGATTGTCATCGCCCTGTTCGGGCTAAACGCTGACGACTGGACGATCTTAGCTTGCATCTCTGCAAGCGTGGCGCCCTCGGTAATCAGATCATCAACGACCCGGCCGATCTCTCCGCGCGTGGTTTGTAGGATACTTGTCTCCATGCGACGAACAGCAAAGACAGCCTCACGCTCCAATTGTCCGGGCTCATACAGCAACGACTGATCGATACTCTTGGCCGCTTCTTTAAAGGCATCCGCGAGCGCTTGACGATACAACGGACGAAACAACGTCAACAATTCTTGACGCTCGAAAGCTTCATCAAGGACACGATCGAGAACAACCGGATCGATCGACTTGGTCACCGATTTGTTCCCAAGTTCTTTCTTCAAATTCTTAGCTATCCGCGCCGCTTGTTGTCTCAGGTATCGACGCATTGCAGACGCGATACGTCGTTCATGTGGGGTGTGTACTTTGTCAATGAAAGAACGCCACGCAAACGCGCGCCCCTCGTCCGTGTCAAGGTCTACGGTGTGCGCGGTTCCGCTGATCCATTTGGCGGCCTTGTCGGTGTCTGCTTTGTCAATGGCTTCGTTGATCAGGTCTTTCATGTAGCTCTCGCCACGACTACCCACAACGAGCCACTTCATTTGTGCAACAACACCCGCCAGCCGGTAGTCTTCAAAATGACGCGCGGCCCATGCTTCTCGAAGCCTTACAGCCTCTTCTTCTCCGCGTGTCTCTACCTTTCCACCATCGAGCGCAATCGGTCGTAGCTTCTTAAATTGCTCGTTGCCTTTGACGTTGCCGCCCGCTCTCCAAATCTCCGGGTGTTCGAGCTTGATACGCTCCGCAAACGCCGGATCGAAAACATCGTAGTCGCTGTTTCTCAGGCTTACCGTGTCATCATCGCCGGCCGCTGGGAAGTTAGTGGGATCCGTGTCACCGACCGCGCGAGCTTTGGCCGGCTCATCGTTATCGTAGACGAGCCACCGCGCGATCTGTTCCGCGTCCGCTTCTTCTTGTGGCTCCGGTTCTGCTTCAGTTGTTTCGTCGGCGTTTAGGTTCTCGAACCCTTCCAGCGCAGCCGCTTCTTGAAGGCTCACGCCCATCATCCACCACGTATTGACACGGTTCACGCGCTCGGTTCTGCTTTCCTGCAGTGCATCCACTTCCGAGAAGTCAGACACAACCCGGAGCCCGTCGCTGTCTGGGAACATCCGAAGCAGCCGGGTCCACTCGGAATCCATCAGCATGGATCGAGACTGTAGCTGCTCCCAATAAAGGCGCATCTGCTGGCGACTGCTGGCATAGTTCGCCGACTCTACACCGACACGCACGGGGACCACGCCGATCGCTGCCATCACGGCCTCTTTCGCCAGCTTTCGCGTTTCTTGGTACTCGAGGTCTCTCAGGGAATGGCTCAAAGCACGATATTCAACACCCGCGCCAAGGATGACTGTCCCCGACTTCTGGCGGAGTTGTTTTTCGAACCCTTCCCGCAGTTGTGTGATTTGTGGCTTAGTCCAGATGTCCGACGATTCCGCTGGCGATATGATACCCGTGGGGAGTCCGGTCTGCGCGCTCTTGGCTGCAAGTTCCGACGCTGCAAGATCCGTCGTGAGGTCGTTGTGTAGACTCTCGATAGCCCCGCTACCGTAGAGCATCGATGGATTCGACTGCCATGATGGGGATCGAAAGTGTAGCACCTGTTCGTAGCCGTACCGAACGACCGACCCGGCTCCGTTGTATTCGTACTCCTTGACCTGTCCGTCATCGTTGGGAACGATCTTCACCCGCTCCGGGTGCAACCGTAGCAGCGCCCTCGGTTCACCCTCACCGGCTACCAGTGCGAAAGCGTCACCGGTGAGCAACATGTCCACAACCAACTGACGCGCGAACAGGATGCCGGGTGTTCTGCTGTTTGGGCGTTCCATCAAATCAAAGAACGGGTGATCCTCGATGGTTTCCGCGTCTTTACCGCGTCCCTTGATGATTCTATGAGGTACTTTTGTGATGTCCGCCGATACAGCCTCCACGCACGCACGCACCCATGGGAATCGAGCCATCGCAGCCATGGAGTTAAGCGCCGAATAGGTCCGGCTTCCAGGGTCGTCACCGATGAAATCAGATCCGGCGTTGTGTGTCGTGCTACCGTCTGGCTTTACTTCCACAAGGCGAAGCGCCCGCAATATGCGAGGAAACCACCCGTCCCGAATTGCAAGATCACTCTTTGCCA